TGTCTACAACATTTCTATGGGTAACCTGTCGAGCAACGCTGACCTTAGAAATGCTCAGGCTAAGACAATCACAAGTAATCATACTACTTCCGGTTCTGAGATTCTAAAGGTTACTTCTTCGGCTGTAATTAATCTTAATTCTAACCCACAAGACAGAGAAACTGTTATTGTCAACTGTCGTACTGACGATAAAATTGATATCGTGGGGTACATCAGTGTGGTTAACTTAGCGTACTACAACGTAGCTGAGTACAATGTGGATGATTTCGGTGCTGCTAGTCTTGTAGTAGAACAGGACAACACAACGATACATCTTGTGTACATCAAAGAATTTAAAGAGTGGTTGGCAGTCTAATGAGCTACATACCCCAATCCAGAGCAGACTTAGCCACAGCAGAAGCATTAACATTAACAGCAGACAGGACAACAACGGGTACGGAAATACTCAGGTGTACTGCTGATGTTAACATTGTGCTTAACTCAGCGCCTAAAGATAGAGAGACGGTGCTAGTTTATTTAGCTACTGCTAACACTGTAAACATTACGGGCTACATTAGAATCTATAGTCAAACAAACTACTACAACTCTGCGGAGTTTAATATTGATGAGTTTGGAGGTTCTACTCTAACTCTCAGTACACAACACGCTACCGCCCATTTGGTCTACGTAAGGGACTTTGGAGAATGGATAGCAATTTAACTAACTAAACGAGGAAAGACATGCTAACGGATAAAGAACTAACAGTTCTCCTGAAACAAATAGAAGCACACCTAGACCCCAAGTGGCTCCGTTTGGAGGAACTGGAACGCAAGGTAGAGGACCTATGCAATGACAGAGAAACACCCAAGTCTAAAACGGGCGGGAGTAAGCGGGTTCAACAAACCCAAGAAGACGCCTAATCACCCGACAAAAAGCCATGTTGTAGTCGCTAAGGAAGGCGACGAAATCAAAACCATTCGTTTTGGACAACAAGGTGTCAGTGGTGCAGGTAAAAACCCGAAAACAGATAAAGAGAAAGCCAGACGTAAATCTTTTAAGGCTCGCCATGCTAAAAATATTAGCAAAGGCAAGATGTCAGCAGCGTACTGGGCAGACAAGGTGAAATGGTAATGGCTAAACAAGGACTCTATGCAAATATACACGCTAAGCGCAAACGAATTGCTGCAGGTAGCGGGGAGAAGATGCGTAAGCCGGGTGCCAAAGGTGCACCCAGTGCAAAAGCCTTCAGACAGGCTGCCAAGACAGCCAAAGGGAAGAAAAAGTAATGGCAAAGGGAATACCTCATTATTTCAAAGACGGGTCTAAGCACTCAGGAGGTATGCACAAGATGCCTGATGGGTCAGTCCACAGTGGCGCTAAGCATACTACTACGTCTAAGAAGTTGTACCATTTAGACGAACTTTCAGCTAAAGCAAAGGAGAAAGCTATGATGTACAAAGGAACTAAACCAAAGCCAAAGAAGAAAAAGAAGCCAGTTAAGAAGGGCTACTGATGCCTTACTCTAAATACTCACCAAAGCAGAAGAAGCTGGCAGCTGTAGCACCACCCAGGAAAAAGATTACTGCTGCAGACCTTAAGAAACTTAAGAAAAAGCCTAAGAAATAAAGCTTGACTTTTGCCTAAAAATATGCTATACTATAACTGTAGTAACAACTAAAGGAAACTTATGAACACTGAGCTTGAAGCTTACTTCGACAACTACAACGTACTATTTGGTAGCGAAGGTTTCAAACAACTCGTACAAGAGCTTTCTACTAATGCACAGCGTCTAGCTGACATTCAGACAGTAAAAGACGCAGAAGATCTACACTTTCGTAAAGGCCAAGTAGCAGCTTTGGCTTCTGTAATTAATCTTCCAGATACTATTGCAGCAGCCAGAGAACAAGCAGAAGCTGATAACGAAGAAGTTGTAGAAGATGTATAAAGTTTATGACTTTAGATGTCCAAAAGGACACACTTTTGAGAAATTTGTACGTAGCGGTGTCGAAGTCAGTAGGTGCGACTGCGGCGCTATAGGTACAAAAATGTTGTCTGCTCCGGCTTTTATCCTTGATGGTGCTTCTGGGGACTTTCCTGGTAAGCACATGCGGTGGGTAAGAGAACACGAAAAGGCAGGCCAAAGAAACAACCTCCATAATGACTAATGTTCACGGAGTTTAATTATGTCAAGAGCAACAATGATTGATGTGCCTCCAGAAGAGGACAACGCAGAGACCATTGAAAACGAAGTAGAAGAGATTCAGCAAGAGGCTGAGCAACCTCAAGAACAACAACCTACAATACCTGATAAGTACCAAGGCAAATCTTTAGAGCAAGTGGTACAGATGCACCAGGAAGCTGAGAAGCTACTGGGGCGTCAGTCTTCAGAAGTAGGAGAACTTCGTAAAGTTGTGGACGACTTCATTCAGAATCAGACACAACAACAAGCACCTCAACAATACGTTGAGCCTGAAGACGATATAGATTTTTTTACAAACCCTCAAGGCGCAGTAAACCGTGCTATTGAGAATCATCCTAAGATCAGAGAAGCTCAAGAGTACACTGCCCAATACAAGAAGCAAACGTCTCTTGCGATGCTAAACAGCAAACACCCGGACATGCAGGAAATTCTGAAGGATCCTAAGTTTGCTGAGTGGATCAAAGCTTCACAAATTAGGACTCAGTTGTTTGTAGCAGCTGACCAACAGTACAACGCTGAAGCCGCTGACGAACTCTTTACTCTCTGGAAAGAGCGTAAGAATATTGCACAGCAAACTGCTGCAGTAGAAAAGCAGTCACGGAAGCAGCAGCTGAAGGCAGCTAACACAGGCAGTGCACAAGGCAGTGCTGAAGGTAGCCGTAGGAAAGTATATCGCAGGGCCGACATTATTAAACTAATGAAAACAGACCCTGAGCGTTACCAAGCTTTACCAGATGAAATCTTAAAAGCATACGCAGAGGGTCGAGTCAAGTAATCTTAAGGAGATTGTGACTAATGGCTACTGCTACTTATCCGGGCGCAGCTGGTAATACTGCGAAAACGGAAGCAGCTACTTTTATCCCCGAAATCTGGTCGGATGAAATCATTGCTGCTTACCAAAAGAACCTCAAAATGGCTCCTCTTGTCAAGCGACTCGCTATGTCAGGCAAGAAGGGTGACAAGATCCACATTCCCAAGCCCGTACGTGGTGACGCAAATGCGAAGGCTGCTGACACTGCAGTAACGATCATTGCTAACACTGAAGGCGAACTGACTGTTGACATTGATCGTCATTTCGAGTACTCACGTTTGATCGAGGACATTGTTGAAGTCCAGGCTCTTAGCAGCCTCCGTCAGTTCTACACGGACGACGCTGGTTACGCTTTGGCTGTCAAAGTAGACACGGACC